TGTCTGCTTTTCGGTCTCACGTAGGATCTTAGAGATACCGGCCTTATGAACCAACTCGAAGGCATACTCAATTCCCGGAGTAATACGGTGTTCCGTAACTTCTCCGTTAGCCCTTGTAATTTTTAGATTTGCCATTAGTTATATTCTCCTTAGAAGGTTCCTGTAGTTGTTTGTACTACTGTCGAATTACATGTAAAAGAAATCGATGACGCATTAATGCTAGCTACATCGCCGGCAATAGGGGTTAAATTATTAACCAAAATTGAGACGGTGTATAGAGGATTACTTGCGCTTACCGCTGTTCCCTTTACTGGGATCAATACAGCTGTTACGGTCGTGCCGTATGCAGCTTGAAGGGTAGGCGTTACCTGTGAAGCAGCAAAATCGTTAAAGAAGTCTAGGCTTAAAGTAGAAGCTTCTAGGCCCTTTACGAATTTATGGGATAAATCTCCAAGCGAAGTAATCTCTAGTTCGTCGAAAATTTGTGAAAGTGTTGCACTTGATACGTGGTCGCTGATATCAACAGAATTAATTTTAACGCCGACGCTAGATTGTAATTGTACGCTCATTATTCTTCTTCTTTCTCTGCTGGCGCAGCTTTAGTTTTTACTTCTTCTTGCTTAATCTGACCGATTCGGGCCAGAAAATTATTATCGTTTATATCGTATAGATCAGACATTTTAACTCCAACTCGTAAGTATTGAGATATTAAGTTCAGCTGTTAAAAGTGCTCCACTTGCCGCATCTGTAATAGATGGAGTAGATACGCTAGTAACATTATAAGAGAGCCCGGATGCAGCTAGTTTATTAAACACGGCTACGATAAAATCCTCGATGCCGGCTAAGTTGCCACGATTATCCAAAGCAGGTACGGCCATTAGAATACGAAAATTAGCTAGTGGCGCAATAGTGTTATAGCCTTCATTCGTAGGCTGTAAGTAAGGATCGCCTGGCAATACCGTTACAGAATTAGCCAATAAAGTTGGGCTCGGAAAAGCGAACGTGCTCCAAACTCCATTATTTGTGAGAGCTGTGGCGATTGTAGATCTAAGGGTAGTTATAGCTACTGGCACGATCTAGCCTACTAACGACGAAGGATTGGCGTAAGGCTGAATGAGCCCACGAATCCTATTGATTAGTTGGTAACCGACACGATATGGCGACGGCGTAAAGCCATCCATGCCTACTCCGCCTGTTTGGGATACTTGCCGGGCTTGCCAGATATCCACGGCTAGTATCATCGCAGCTTGACGGATAGCTGGCGTATTAGCGTAGGTGGCAGTTTTTGTATCGGGCCCGGTAGCCGTGCCGTATGGCACGATTCGATGAAAGTTATCATCGGCCGCAGTTTTAGTAAATTGAATAAAAGAATAACCGTTAGGCCAGTTCTGCCATGCCCACGGCCACCAAAGCATTGGAAGAATGTTATTAGTACCGCTAGAGAATGGCACCGTGCCGGTAATTGTGTAAGTGCCGTTATAGGTGGCACCGCATCCAGCTAGCGTTACAGATTCTCCGGTAACGAATAATCCGGGATTAGCAAGCATTACTGTCGCTACATTGTTACTTATTGTTGCCCCTACTACTGGAGCAAAGTCGAACCATAGATATTGGTTAAGTAAATCCTGCGCCGTTTGGCATACAGATTCTACGTCAGAATCGGAGTAAAGATTTCCAATACCCAAGTTGGCCCTGAGCTGAGCAACAGTTACGTAATCTGCCGGCATTCTCTTTACTCCTTTTCTAAAAAGCTCCCCTAGGGATAGGGCTACTAAACCCTAGAGGATTATTTATTGGTTATTAGGCTTTTTGGTATTTAATGATTCCGTATGGCATTTTAGCGATTGTTGCCATGAATCCGTAGATAGCAATTTGCACCTGTAGATTGCTTACGACGTTTACGCTCATGTAAGCCTGTGGGCTACGGTAAACGGTGAAAGCTTCTGGAGCCAAGATAACCGCTGAGTTATCATCGAATGCAGCTTGTGAGAAGTTCTTATCTACGTATAGATCTAATCCAAGAACGTTGCCACGGATTGAAGTAGGAGCTACTTGTCCAGCTGCGTTCATTGGTTGGATTGCATTGTAGATAGGGCGACCAGTTGTATCGGTTGCACCTAATAGAGCTTGGTACTGTGCTGGGTTAGCGATGTAATTCTGCGCAAAGTAACCGGTGTTTTTGTAGATTGCAGCTGCAGCTTCAGAAGTGAAATCGATAATACCTGTGCTGTCGGCTGTTTCTGCAGTTGCGGCGTTACCAGCTGCTAGAAGTGCTGTAAGTGCAGCTGTATCGATTGCAGTTAAATAAGCATTTTGTAATTGCTGTGTAAGCTCTGAATAAAAGCCAGGATATCCGCTGCGCTCTAATAGCTCGACGGATAGCGTATTCATGCCACTGTACTTGGATACTGTTCCATTCAGATAGACGGTTTCCATTCCGGTATTTTGTACCGCACCGGCTTCGGCTTCTACTGTAACTACTGGAGCTACACCAGTTCCGCCACCTGCGGAAGTAACCAAAGATGGAACACTTATGGTCATACCAACGCTAGGCAAAATTCCCTGGCTGCACGCATCGATTGTAGGAGTTCCAAAACGTGTATTCGTTACGAATTCGCTTAGGTATTGAGTAGGGTTAAAAGCTGGGTTAGTTGAAAATGAATCATCCGCAGCTGAAATAAATAGACGTGATTCATCTGATCCTAGAGCAGCTTTGATTTTGTGCTCTGTGTAGCTCGCAAAATCATTGATCGGCGAACGAACAGTAGTAGAGATGAACGGAGTAGATGTAACTGGGCGAGATGCTTCTACGATTGGAGTAGCTGCCTCTGCCTTTTCTTCGGTTGGCTCTGGAGCTTTGTTGTCCAAGATAGCCTCGCTTTCTTGTTTGGGTTGGTTTTCTTCTACCGCATCGCCTTCGCTAGCGGCTACTTTGGTTACGATTGCATCCGGATAAGCCGGGCTTTCGACCAAAGACACTTCGACCATTCTGGCAGCTGATACGACTAATACGCCGTCTGCATTCTTCTTAGCTTTAATAACATCAACTCCAATAGATAGAGATGAAATTAATTCTTCTTGGGCCATGATTAAATAATCATTACCCTTCTGGGATGCACTTACTTTAAAGGTTCCGTAAATTGCATCTTGGGTAACTTGGAAGCTTTGTGCTCTACCGATCGGATCATTTGCTGAATGTTGCGCTAGTAATTTAATGCGCTTAGCATCTGGGATCTCTACAGATCCAGAATTAAATTGAACCGGGCCAGCTGAGGTATTACCTACAGTATTAAACGGCAATACGACCCCAGAAATTAATCTACGGCCAGCATCGCTAGATTCAATTTGGCTAGCAAAGGTTAAGTGTATGTTTTCTAGTTCCATTTATAGTCCTAACTCGGTTTCGTTATCTAATAGATCTTCTTCCATTTCGTTTTCTTCTTCTACATCATCCATTTCTGAATCGTCGCCTTCTGGAGTTAAATCTTCCATCTCTTTAGCTTGATCGATGTCGATTAACCCAAGATTTAGCATCTTCTCTATAACGTTTAATCTTTCCATAGCATCGGCCCGTAAGAATGTTTCATCAACCGCAAAGCGCACCACGTTTTGAGAATTTGTAATATCATTCATGGATAAACGATTCTCCACCGCACTTATGTAAGTTTGTAGGGTATACGCCAGAAATTCTTTACGAGAATCCAAGATATTTTGATAGGTCATACTGTTATTCATGTCTGCGCTGACCATGAATGCAGGTACGCCCATTAATCTGGCTACTTGGGTCGATAAAAATTGTAAGCTCTCATTGTAGGTCATGTCTTTAGGTGAGAAGCCAGTAGTTTCGTAAGATAAAGTAGAAGTTAAATAAGCTGTGGATCTATTCATACGGCTAGATTTCCAAGCTGCTAATAATCCGGATATTTGTGATTCCGGTAAATCTGCTCCGGTGTTTTTAATGTAACCGGTAGGCATTGGAGTAGCTGCGCTAACAGCTGCCGCTCTTTCTAAATCTAAAGAAGCTTGGATAGTACGTGCGCCAGTTTGTAAAACTCCGCCGCCATTTAATCCTTGAAAAGTTACAATAGATTCCATAGGCACGGCGATTCCGTCGATGAAATATTGTTCGATTTCTGTACCAAATTTATTAGTAGTAAAAGTTACTCTGTTATTAGCTACCCATTCAAAACGAGAAGGCCGGCCGTCATCTGCATACTGTTCGGTAATGC